GCCCTCCATCTTTAATAAAGTAGATAGTCATTATAAACTGGTCTATATCTGGATACATCTTAGAGAGGGCATAGTGATATATTCTTAGCTGAGGGTCTGTAGTAAGTTTTCTAAAGGTCTTCTCTTTACCCGTTGCCCAGTCTAGCCTCCTGCCAGTCTTCCAGTCAATAACTTCATACACTCCCGGCCTTACCTGTGTGATTAAGTCGATTGTCCCTTTCATGGATAGGCGACCATCTAACTTAGTGCCGTCCGGTAGATCATGACTATATTCAGCCCAAGGCTCATCAACCTGAAAATCAAAAGATCCCTCTGGAGCAACTATATCTCTGTTTCTGGGATCAAACGCTCCGTTGCAATGAGTTATTGCTTGGTAGCTCCACTCTTTACAGTGCTTATAATGTCTTGGAGTATAGTGATGCTTAGAGTCTTTTGTGTAGTGCTCATAACTTAGATTCACCAGCTCATCAACAAAATCATTTGAATACACATACTCAAAATCACTCACATCCATGAAGCCAAGAGCGTCGTCATTGATCGTTCCTTCGTTCTGCTGGTGAGCGAGCTTAGCCTGAGCAAGACACTCCATTACCTTATGAACTATAGTACCCTTCTCTGCGGCTTGCCCTGAAGGAGATTGATGCCCAAGCACATACGTTAAATAATAGGCATGAGGACACATGCTATACTGATTGTAAGAACTTGATCTGAAGTAGGTAATTATCATGAGCTAATATCCGTCTTACACCAACCCCATTCTGTCAGCTTAGAGTATATAGTCTCATTGCTTTCAGCTAGGTTCATGTCTTTGTTATCTAGAACGAAATCAAAGTTTGACCAGTCATAATTCTCTTTATCAAGAGCTGCTTCACTGGAATGTGCATCACTATCATCTCCATTGCGGGTCAGTCGAATGACCTTTCCTCCTTGTTTTTTGATGGCGTCAACTTCATTAGGAAACCGACAGTCCGTAATAACCGCAAAAGCCGTCCCTTCGCTCTTGATTCTTCTGATAGTAGAGTCAGCCCATACGTTAGGGTAGATTTTTCTAAAGAAGTCGGTTCCTACATACTGCATTACTTCTCGTGCTGTCATAGGGCCGCTTCCGTCAACCCCCGGAAATTGTTCTCTGTTAATGTGAGTCGGCGTGTTTTTCTGCTCGTCTGTTCCGTAGCACTGATCATATGTCAGTCCTAGAACATCAACACATACATTTAGTTTTAGCATGTCAGCAAAGGAGTACGCCTTGATGAACGGCCATACGTTACCAGCCATATAGTCGAAGAATGCTGAGTCTGTCTTATCTCTTTCTAGATCAAAAACTCCATACTCAACTTTTTCATTTCCTTGACCGTCTATAACAGTAGTGGGAACCACGAGCTTTCCCTCTCCGCTGAATTTGAAGTCGGGGATAAGTCCGATGGACAACATCTCCATCCCATGCAGGAAGTTTGATGCTGTATTTTTTCCGCTCTGCTTCCGTCCGGAAAAACCTAAAATATTCATACACTAACCTCCATAGCCTGTTCTAGGATTGGTCTAATTTGATTATCAATCTCATCCTTGTGCATATCTCCGACATCAGAGGAAGACAAGGTTGGGAAAAACATCCTGAATAACCTCTTCCACTTCTCATTTATTTTTTGTGCCGACTTTATGCCCGCTTCGTCGTTGTCGGTAAGCACTATAATCGAATTCGCTCCGCAGCTATAAAGTAGAGACAGTTGCTGATCTGAAAGGTCTGTGCCAAACATGGCTAACGAAGTCTGTACTCCGTTTTGTTCCAGCTTCCAAACGTCCCCCGGCCCTTCAACTAAAATGACAACTCCGTTTTTGAGTATGTGCTTTTTGGCAAACCAGTAATTATAAAGGTAGTTGTTCGCCTGAAAGCCTTCACTGTGAATCCACTTATACTTATAATTATCCGTAGTAGCTCTGGCGGTAAATCCAACAGCATACTGATGGTTATTGTTATATATGGGGACTACGGCCCTTCCGTACATCCTCTTCCCACGTTCGACGCATAGGCCGACATCATACTTAGAGAGTGTCTCTTGATTATAGCCTCTATCTAAAATAGTAAGGGCAGGGTATTTGTAACCTGTTTCTTATTATATCTCTACTGACACCATTGTTCTCTTCTTTTGGTTTATTATTCAGTGAGTTGACTCGGGTGATGTATCTTCTCTTCTCTATCTCGGAAGCATCTGTGCCTTCAAAACTAGTATATTCAACGCCTAAGAATGCACAAGCCCAATTAATCACTTCCTTCCAAGGTTTCTCTAAAACACCTCTGAGAAGAGCCAGTATATTGTTTCCAAACTTTTTTTCACACCCTTGGGATCTACATTTCCAGTTGCCTCGTAACCCATTCGGCAACTCCTCAACATACAGATTAAAGGCGGTCTTATTATCTCCATTATGCACGGGACATGGGCCAACGAGCATCTTACCTTGATCACTGTACTCTATACCAAGGTGTTCAAATAAAGCCTCAATCTCATCACAAAGCATACCATTTAGTTTAGCCAACCGATTCTGATCAAAATAAATATCATCCGTCATCCGAAATCATCCTATTAATACTTTCTGCATCCAACTTCTTAGGGCGACCTCTCTTTTTCTTAGGCTCCTCAAAATCAACTGACTCTGAGCCTTCTACTTTAAAAGTCGGAGGTTCCTCCCTATCTTTATCAACCTTCTGTCTCAAATTATTCCTTGTCTCTTTTTCTGTAACGGTTGCGTATTTTCCCTCTAAGTGCATATTTATGTAATCGCCGGGAGATAGCCCCCCACCATGACGAGACTTAAGGGCCACAAGCTTTCTGTTACCATTCTCTTCCCCTCCATCCTCAGCTATTTCCTCATCAGTCTTAGGCTTGAAGATAGACAGGTTTGAGGTCAGCCAAGAAATACGGTCAGAACCAGAAACAACGCCCGTCGTCTCTCTGTCAATGCCGTCTCGATTTAACTGGACAAACGAAAGAACCGGAATGTCGTGTCTCACTGCAAAATTGTGCAGAGATGTCATCATGAAACCGAGGATCTGGTATTCCTGCATGGAGCCAGATATTCCATCGGAAGATAACATCTTTAGATAGTCGTATATAATCAGGCAGTCGTTCGTATTACCATTCTCATCAAAACCAACCTCCTTATGAATCCATCGCCGCATAATAGACATTGTTTCTTCAAACGGCTTGCCAGACACATTTAGATAGTGGTACTCTATTTCTTTCAGAGCCTCTGCTGCTGCTCGTACCTTCTGCGTCTTCATTGAATTTATGGAGTATTTACCTGTTTCAATGTCATTAATAGTAACCCTTGTTTTATTGGCAAGGATTCGGTTCCAGTGGTCTTCGGTAGGCATTTCTGTGTCAAGATAAAGAACGGGTATTCCAAGCTTCTCTGATACATGGATTCCTATGTTGTCTGCCAACATACTTTTACCAATACCAGTTCTAGCGCCTATTAGGTTAACAGTCTTTCTACGAAACCCTCCTCCAATAGAAAAGTCGTATAAAGGATAACCGCTGGAGATTCCCACAGTATCACTTGGATTGGACTCCAAGTTATCGAGATAAGCGTCAATCCCCTCAGACAGTTGCTGAGGATCGTCCTGATTATCTTGGGCCAGTAGCGTAGTAAAATCAAAAATCCGCCTTTCGGCAATTCCCAAAATCTCACCAATCGGTTCGTCTCCACGAACCTTAGCTACATCTTCTCCAGCGGCATCCAGTTGCTCCTTGAGCATATTGGCTATTTCAAGCTTACGCACTTTTGCCGCCCAAGTGCGAATACTCTCCAAATTAATCGTAGTATTGAATATAGCCTTAGCGTGTTCTCGCTCAGTCCTATTCTCAAACACCCAGCCGCTGCCTATCTCGTTGCAGCCAGAGACAACAGAGGCTTCGTCTAGCGAGTCTAAACCCTTCTCTTCAATCAGGTGTCTAAAACACTTGAATAACGCTTGGTTAGAAGCGTCAGAGAAAGTCTTTTCATTAACAATGTCGGCAGCTTCCAAGTAGCCATCTTGCCCATAACGGAAGATGCCTGCCAACACATTGCGTTCTGCTAGTAAATCTGAGAGTTTACTCATTTAATTCCTTTAGTTTTTCACTTCGGTCTAAACGCAGCTCGCCACTTTGATTTTTCTGCGTGGCTTTTTTTCTAGTTCTCTTTACTGGGTTGGCGACTCCAAGGCTGGGGTTCTCGCTGACCTTCTCGTTAGCAGCGATAGATCCGTCATCCTTCCATTCCATCTTCCTGTTTTTAGGAAGTTGCATAGGTTCTTTGCGAGCAGCCTGCCCACCGCCGTCAGTTTGGAATTGAGGGCGATCTCCATCATACACTTTTGATATGTATGAAGACTCGTCTTGGCGTACACTCTCAGAAAATCCTTCTTCCTTCTCCTCTTCAACCACCTCTTGTGGCTCAAGGCTCTCATCAATTAACAGATAATCTCCTGTTAGCATCTGATGGGCTTCGGAGACATAACTCCAGTCATCGTTTTCAAAGCCTTTTCTAAGCAATTCTGGTATGCTAGACATTACCTAACTCCTTTGTTCTTTTATATTCTGATAACATATCTGCGACAAACTTTATTTTGGCTGGCACATAAGATAATGTATCTACTATCTGCTGCGCCCTAATAGCCAACTCGTATAGTTTAGAAGTGTACTCATTGTCCTTAATAGCGAGCAGCTTCCTGCTCTCAAATGGGGTATACTTGCTTCCATACTGGTCTATATGTTGAGTGACCATCATGTTTATATTAGTTTTAGCCCAATTGATTCTTTGGTTGTGCTTATTGATTTCTTGCTGTATGTACAGAGCCTGTTGAGCAATAGCAAAGGAAGCCTCGGCACATGCCTCTGGGCTCATCTTTCTTATTTGCTCGACGCTCATGTTCAAATACTTGCCTATATCCGTATTATGGATTGATGGCACAAGGCCAAGAGACCGCTGGTACTCAAGCAGCAGGGCCTCGACCTCCATGATTCTTTCGTCAACTCGATTTGATTCTATGTTTCCACTCATCATCATTCTCTGTATAAGGTAACTCTATATATTTTATATTGTTTATCTCGCACCATTCTATCTTTCGGTTATCGTTCGCCTTGGACTTTAGGAATTTTAGCTTTGTTCCGTGAAAATGCTTAACAAATTCATAATGCTGCCTACCATGACACTCGATTACAATCATTCTCTCCGGCAGAAAAAAGTCTGCCGTAAGCTGTTTACTTCCCGGCAATGGCACTTCTTCCAAAACTCTGTCCATAGGGTACAGGCTTCTCAGGAGATTTCTCGCCCTGATATGTAAAGCCGACCTCTTTCTAGAGTCGTTGTCGTCAGGCATGTATCCAGTCGGAGGAAAGGGGTAATGCCTACCGTTTAGTCCAGTAACCCTCATCTACGCACCAAACATCTGCTTGATCTCTTTGTCTAGTATAGCAAACCATTCCGGATTGTCAAGTAGTAAATTGCGAAGTTTTTCCTGCCCCTGCACTTTACAGGTCTTTTCAGCTTCTTTATCCCATTCTTCGACGCCAAGGACATCAAGATGGTCTTGCATAAAAGAGCAAGTCATCCAAGAACCAGCCTTAGTTATAAATCCAGTATCTATACCAAGCCTTATGATTTCTGTTATCTCGTCAATACCTTGCCCGTACCTAATATGCGAATCTATCTTTTGTCCGGGGGCTACTATCGCAGTGGAGTGAGTCAGCCAAGTTACGATCTGTCCAATCGGGGCGTCATCATCGCTACCAACATGCCAAGGCTGAACCCTCTTGGCCTCTAGCTTTACATCTACAGCATAAGCGATCTTTCTGCCTCCACTCTCTACCTTAGCCTTGCCATAACCACTGATATTAGAGATCTGATGAGTAATAGCAAGGACTATATTCTTGTTTACAGGAAGCACATTAGAAACCCTCTTGCAGAAGTTAGCTACAAGCTTGGCTCCCGGCGCTCTGTGTTGCTCATGCACTTCTCCTGTTATTTCTTTCTCTGTAATTAACTGAGATACAGAATCAATAATTACAATACATCCGGGGTCATTCTTTATAAAGTTTTCCCCAATGGTTAAATACTCTTCTGCGCTAAGAATCCTTCCTCTCCCAGCGCTCTCATCGAAGTAAGACCTTACAATATTGACTCTATCAAGATCAAGACCCTTAATTCCCTCTAGGTCTCTAGGTTTCAATCTACCTTCTATGTTAAGGTAGTACACATTCCTGTCGGACACCTGCTGAGCTTTGGCCGCAAAATGCAAGGCGCTCGTGGTCTTACCGCACTTAGGCTCTCCCGTCAAAGTAACCCAGCTTCCCTCTGGCACACCTCCCCCTAAAATAATATCCAAAGCTGGAGACCAAGGTATGACATCTTTTTTATCTTCTAATACCATGCTGCCGGAAAGAACAACACCTGTGCCATATTTTTTGATGATTTCATCAACACTGCTCATTTATCTAAGTCCTCAAGTTTTGATAATATTGATCGTTTTCCTACGGGCTTCCTCGGCCTCTTTGTGGTATCTGCCTTCGGAGTAACTTCTATTTTTGTGTCCTGATAGTTTATCTTTTTCTGATACTCTTCTATGATCGGAACCAGCATAAACTTAGCCCCCAGAGATCTTATTTTGTTTTTAACACGCCTGTCTTTTAAGGCTGAAAGAATCGCCTTTATATCATAGTCTTTAAGAAGCTCGTTAGCAAGCGTAACTTGTCTACGAAAGAATTTTGCCCACTTTTTCTCTTCCCAGAATTTGTCGGCCAGATCTTTACCGGACTGTCTGGCCACTAGGAAGCACAGGGCCTCCGTGAGGTACTGCGCTGGAGTGACAAAGCTATCGCTATAGATAGACTTAAACGTGCTCTTGTTTGTTCTTTTCTTGCCCATTAGCGTATTATAACACAGAGGGCGGCCTATTCTTAAGAAAGTTTTTCCCACTCAGAGGAGCGGCCAGATTCGGGCCCTACATTATACATGCGTCTGTAGTTGTCATCGTTGATGGTTTTTTCTGCGATGATTATATAACCATGCCCTTCGGGTGATTCATATGTGTCAATCCTTATACGGCTCAACATCTCTGATGGCATTACATCACCCGCTATGTCTTGCCAAGAACTGTCTTGGTCTGTTGGCCTATCTCCAAGACGATCTGGAGCCTCAGAATTTTCATCGACTGGGGCTGTGCTATGAGTGAAAAGCCCTTGCCAGTATCTGCCATTGTTTTCAAAGTACTGGTTTTGCAGGTTGGCGATAACGGGCTTGTAGTTCTCTATTCCCACATCAATCTGCCCTAATATTTCTTCTACATTAGCCATCTATAGACCCCTTAATCATTAATGATTCATATTTTAGAACGTCTTCCGCTTTCACAACAGAAGACTCATTTTCTACTATTTCAGGAACTTTATACCAAGTTCTTACTAATTCGCCTTGCTTAAGCAGGCTAACTATAAAAAAGTGCTCTTCTGGATATCCCACCATACAGCCAACAGACTTAATGAAGTGATATGCCTCAGCCTTTGGCACGTCTACTTTATGATCTCTGAAACTTATACTGAGGTTATCTATATATACACCTTTTGAATCGCAATAATCCTTAAGCCTTATCCAAGCGCTTGGGTGGAAGTCTCCGTCTCTATCATCGTCTTGGAAGACGGTGTTCCCATCAGATAACGTGGCTATCCAGATAGTTTTCTCGTCTAGGAACGAATCCTCTTGTATGCAGATCATTTTATTTTATAGATCCTGTCTTTGTTTAGCTCTTCTCGTAGCTCTTTATCAGACTTCTGAGCTTCATCCGAGATCTCAGCCGCAGTCTGTGTCATTATAGCCACACCTTTTTCAGGGTCTCTAGCCATAGTGCTACCGGCGGTAGGCGTCTCTGGATCTTTTTCCCCTAAAGAATCTCTGTATTTTTGTACATCTTCGTTAGTCACTGCCGCTCTCATATCGTCAGCAATTGCTTGGCTTGAAAGGTCTTTATTGTTCTCAATAAAAAACTTCTCAACCTTTGTCAGTCTAGTAGCCATTTATAGCCTCTCTTTCTGCATTGTGTAGCCACGCTTTGTTTCTTGTCTTAAGAAAATCTAAATAATAAAAAAAGGACTTGCGGTTAACCTTACGAAAGTACCACGTTGACTTGTCTCC